TGTTGGCGCGGACATCGATGATGTTGTCAAACGCATTGGCCGCTGCTATGCCCCAAAGAGCACAATTGATCAAGAGGTTTACCACATCTCCAGTGACTACGAAGCTTGGTCACCAGGGATGCACGGCAACGTTCAGCAGATGAGTCACAGGGTGTGGGCACGTGCCTTTGGCCGGCCAAGCATCATTCAACAGTCGCAGATCAACGAAGGTGCCTATTTGCTGTTGAACAAGCGCGGGTACAAGGCGGCGGTCCGGTCAGATGAATCGAACTTCGAAGGTCTGAATGGCAAGGAGATGACAGTTCTGCACTGTGCCCTGGTTGGCTACAGTATCTACAGAGCACGCCGAACGGGCCTGCATATCCCACGGGCTGAGTTTGCAGCATTCATTGATGATGGCGCTCTCACGGTCGTACTGCCGAAGCAGGACGGGGACCGCACCTTCCTCCAGTTCTGGGACGTATACGTGAACACTACTACCTTCTTTGGCTTCAAGGTGGACCGTGCGAAGTGCTACCTGTCGACGCGTTTCCTAATCTTTCTCAATGAAGTGTACTATGGCGGTCGGCATATTGCCCATGGTCTACGAGCTACCATGAAGATCGGGACGCGAGACGCCGTCCGCGCAGAGACGATATTTGATGCCCTAGAGGCCATCGGAGCAGGCGCCAGAGGTGCGGCCAAAACTGGTCTGAATCCGGTGCAAATTTGGAAGATATGTATCATCGCGGAGGCATCAGAGGCGTACTTCTTGGGCCTGCATAACCATTTCTCTTCGCGTGCGTCTGTCTTCTACGTCTACTGCCCGCGATCACTTGGAGGTTTGCAAGCCCCTTTGGGCCTGAGCCTGGATTGCAACTTCACTGGCAGCGGTACTATCGAGGCCATTGCGTACATGAAGGCGTATGCGCGGGCAAATACGCAGATCCGCCAATGGCTCGTGCGCCTGTTGCGTCGCCCGGTTCTTGCTGGGAGTGGTGAAGGCTTGATTCGCAATTACAAGACGGTCACATCGGCCGAGCTGGCGCTTCGGTCAGACTATCTAAGTGGCGTCCTCCGCTCTGCGTTGAGTGAGTACGCTACTAGCACAGTCGGACAGGAGCTGCTCAAACTTGGTACGCTGGACCACGATCGTGTGCTTGGTGAAGCGATTATGCAGAACTGCACGATTACGTCATCGCTGATCCTTGCCGAGATCCAGGCTGCCTCACCTGCCTCATTGCTTAATTCGTTTCTGCGGAAATTTGAGAGTTCAACGACGCTAGTCAAGCTGCTGGGATTGCGACAACTGAAGGATATCGAGCAGCAGATCCGTGATGATTCGCAAATACATCAGACGAATTTCCGCCGTTTCGTCATTGGATCGAGCTAGCGTTAAGGACCTCAAACGGATGAGAGGTCACCTTTGTAGATACTTCTGTGAGCGTTTAATCAAAAGTATACTTGTGCCAAAAAATATCC